AAGGCTGCAATTTTCAGTCTGCCTGATCTAGTCTTTCAGTTCGAGGCGGAAAGCGACGTGTTCAAGGATCGCGGCATTACGGAAGAAAACCTGCGTGCGGTGCGCAAGGAGCAAAGACAAGCCCGTGAGCACTTAAAAGACTACCGTTGGGATAAGGACATTAGAAACGCGCGGAAAACACCGGCACAATTACTGGCAGAAAAGATAGAAGAGCAAGAGCCGGTACTGAATGCGCTTGAAAGCAAAAAAGTTGTCGGCGGGGAGCCGTTAGCGCCAAGGCGCAAGCGCACCTTGCGGCTTCCGATCGATCCTGATTAAAGGGAGCACAATCAGCGCCGTAAAAATGGCGCTTACAACAGTAGAACAAACGATATTCAAGCGGGAAGGAGAAAGAATATGGATAAACAAGACGGAATAAACGAAGAACTGTATCAAAAGTTTTTCGCGCTTGTCGGGAACCCCGATGAAGGGAAGCGGATTAGCCAAGCAAAGGCGGCGCAAGCCCTAGGCTATTCTTCTGCCGTTGTGTCGGCATACAAAAACCGCACGTATAACGGCAATGTAAAGGCGTTTGAAGAGGCGGTGCAGGCGTGGTTAAAGCGGGAAGAACGCCGGATTGAACGGCTGCACATCCCGACTGCCGAGACGAACACGCTGAACTCGATCCGTAAAGCGTTAAGCATTGCGCAAGATGAAGCTGATATTGCCGTTATCGTGGGAGATGCGGGAACAGGTAAGACAACAGCGCTGCGCAATTATGCCGCGGAAAGCCATAGCGCGCTGCTAATTGAAGTCGATTCAAGTTTTACCAAAAGCGTACTGGTTAAAACCATTGCCCAATCACTGGGGCTCGATACCAAAGGCGGCATGAGCGTCATTATCTCCCGCATCGTAGATGCCTTAAAGGGACGGGACACCGTTATCCTGATTGACGAGGCGGAGTACCTGTCAGACGGCTGCCTTGAGCTCATCCGGCGGGTCATCAACGACAAAGCGCAAACCGGTGTCGTCCTTTGCGGGCTGCCTGACTTACGGTACAAGCTGGAAAACAGGCGGCTCGACCATCACCAGCTTACCAGCCGCGTCGGGGTCTTTCTTGAAGTCAAAAAGATGAGCAAAGCCGATGCCGCAAAGATCATCGGCGCAGTCTGGCCCCGTCTTTCAAAGGAAACCCTTGAGCTTTTTGTCAAAGCGTCAAAGGGATCGGTGCGGACGCTCACCAAACTGATGGGGCGGGTGCATCAGACAATGGCAATTAACCGGCTCGATGAGCCGGATGAGGAGGTTATTCAAGCAGCAGGCGAAATGCTGATGGAATAAAACAAATTGGAGCAGAGGAGGACAAAGTGTATGTATGGGTGGCTATATCGAAGAGCATTAGCCTTAAAAGATGTAGGGGAAAAAGTGCGGTGCCGCACGTTAGTACTGGCTGGATTGTGCATAAAAGACTGGGTTTTATCGCACATGATGAGTAAACACGTAAAACCATAACTGGAGGAATAAAATGAGTCATCAATATATGACGGACACGAAAGGTAGAAAGGTACCCGTTGAGCTGGTAAAAGACATAGACAAACTGCGAGACCAGACAGTACGGACAATCATGGAGCAAACTTTTGATATGCGCAATACGCTGAGAGCATTTAAGGAGCGTATCTGGAATGACCTTCAGGAATTTCTTCGCATATCTGCCGAACAGCATGGTGTTACCTTTGGAGGCAAAAAAGGAAACATTGCATTAACCACCTATGACGGTAAATTCAAAATCCTGATTGCTGTCAATGATGTACTGCAATTTAATGAAAAATTGCAAGTAGCCAAACAAATAATAGACGAACTGTTAAAAGAATGGTCGGAAAATGCACGTCCTGAAATACGGGCTTTGGTAGACCATGCGTTTGCAGTAGATAAGCAAGGGAATATCAGTACGGAACGGGTTTTAGGTTTGCGTAAAATCAACATTACAGATGCTAAGTGGCGTGAAGCCATGCAAGCGATTACAGACAGCATTCAAATTGCTTCAAGTAAAAAGTATATGCGGTTTTATTCGCAAAAGCCGGACGGCAGCTATGAGCATATTCCGCTTGATGTAGCGGCACTATGAAAAAGGCATAAGAAGTGAGGTACAGTATGGCACAGACAATAGGGACAGCACAACGAAAATGGATACAAATTCTTCATATTGCAAAGAGCGAATTATCTCTTGATGATGCTGCCTATCGTGCTGTGCTGTACGGAGCGGCGGGGGTTGACTCGGCACGTGATATTAAGACGTGGCAACAGTATAACGCGGTACTCAAAGCCTTTGCAAAGTTCGGTTTCAAAGTGAAAGCCGGTAAAGCGGCACGAAGCGGTTTAAAAAAGACCGCACCGCAAAACGGCCGTAATGGCGATTGGATTAGCGCACGGCAAGAGTATTACATCCGGGGATTATGGGATTTGGCAAGCAGGGCAAAAGATGAATCTTCTTTACAAGCGATGCTCCAGCGCATTGCAGGGGTTACGCAGATCGAATGGATCAGCAAAGAAAAGGCTACCAAGGTGATCCTTGCTTTGCGGGACATTGCAAAAAAAGCGGGGTTCAATCCTGACCGTCCGCCTCACCCTCAAAGTGAAGGTGCAAAGCAGTGACCGATAGCATCTACGAAGCGAACGAAACGCTTGAACAGCTGGAATTACTCATCGGTAAGGACAATGCCCGGAAAGTCTTTGAATTTTTTGAAGGCAGTAGCTTCTATTTCCCAAAAAGAATCGGACTTGCCGAGCAGCACCGTCAAATCTTTGCAGAGCTTCGCGCCGGAGCCACTTACGCCGACCTTGCGGAAAAATACCGCTACACCAAGTCCTACATCCGCAAGATAGAACACAAACTCACAGCCGAGCGCCGCGCCCTTTTGAAAGCAGGCATCACCCCGCCTGATGAAACCGCCAGTGCAAGCACCGAACCTGTCAAACTGGACGTACCGCACTCAAGACCATTTGAACAAGGAGAATTATTTTATGAATGCTGATAGGGATACACAAGATTTGATTGAATTGAAAAAATGTAAAGGGTATCAAACTTTATTACAAGCGGTTGAGCAAGATATTGCTCGCAACCCGAAAAATACAGAATATGCAGAAAAATTAAACTGGGTAACAGAAAGAGTGCTGCATTATGCAGAAAAACTAAATCTATCAGCTTCTGAACTTTTGGATAAATGGGAAGAAAAACGAAGTTATTGGTATATGAACTATTATCAAGATTGTAATATGCCAAAAATTGAAGAGGGTAAAGTTTTTGTTTTTGAAACTGTAGATGATTTTCTAAAATTCATTCCTTCTAAGAAGTTTATTTGCCCTTGCTGTAAAGGAATTACAACAAATCCTTACGAATGTAATTCAGGGATCAAAAACAAAGCTTGCGATTGGAAAGTTTACGGTCTTTTTGATTTGGGACACGTAACAGTATTTGTTAAAGACAAATTGCAGTTTGATAAAATCTTTATCCCGGTAGATTGGGAAGAAGGAGGAAAAACAAAATGACAATCGAAGAAATGAAAGCAAAAGGTTTTAAGCGGTATTCGGCGTTTATCAAAAAACTGATCTATACAGAGGAAATTGAAGTATGGGCAAGGAACATTGAAGATGCCTACAAAGTATTTGAATGTTCCGCTGATGAAATCTTTGATTCTTGTTTTGCAGACCGTGAATATACGGAAGTTCTAGGGCTGGGTGAATGTGAAGGAGACCTTCCAATAAAATCTGACGGACAAGGGGCGTTTGCTCGTTGTAACGAAGATTTTTACAAAAGCGAGGAATAAGTAACGTATGAAAACGATTTTTCTAAACGAAAAAAAGCCGCCGTACATGGAAGAAACCGAATATATAAACTTGAGCGCCGGGCAAATATCACATGCAGTGAACAGTCTTAATTATGCCGGTAAAGAAGTCGCTGCAACTGTTGCTATTATGGTGCTGAACAGCCTAGGGCTACCCCCTGCGCAAATTACCGCACTACTTGAAACCGAATAGGGAGGAATCAAATGAAAGAGGTTGTATCTTGTATCCTAAATATATTAGTGACTTGTTTGGTAGCATTTTTACTGAATTTACATTTGGTTGAAAAAAGACGGTATCGGAAATTAAAGAGATTGAATACAGAGCTGGACATTCTTTTAAAGATAGCTGAACTTGAAAAACAAAATCCTGAAGTATTTAAATATGTACTGTCTGTTATTAAACAGATGTATGAAAAAATAAAGGAGGAATAAAAGATGAAATTTGACAAATCGAGAGTATACACCGCGGTCAATGCGGATGAGTTGAGGGTGGGGAGTAAGTGTATTTTTGCAGATAGCTTAGCGACTTTAAAAGCTTGCGTAGAAACTGAAAATCCCAGAATAAGAATTCTTGAAGAAGTTGAAAAAGAAAACTATACAAACCGTTTCATTTGGAATGACACCTATAATTGTTATAATATGAATTTAGCCTATCTTGTCGAACCGCCCGTCAAACCGAAGTACAAGCCGTTTGAGAGCGTTGAAAAAGCGATGAACGCAATTACGAAGCACGGTGGGTGGGTGAAAGATGTTGAAGCTCATAGGGCTCTTTTAGTGCATGCGTATGAAAAAAATGATAGTGGGAATAATCTTATGGTAGGTTTTAGTTGGATTTCTTTACAAGACTTATACGAAATATTTGTCTTTGACGACGACGGCAGCCCCTGCGGGGAATTGGTGGAGGAAAAATAAAAGATGATTGTTCTTAAAGACACCCTTGTTAGGGTTATACATAGCCAATTTTTACGAGCGTTTGAAATACTGGAGGGAAGATAAATGGTAAACACACCGCCCATGCAGTCAACGAAACTTCAAAATATGTCTGAAAAAGACCTATTCATTACATACGGAAAAACAAAAGACGTAGAACTTCGTAATACTATCGTGCAAAAATATGTCCCATTGCTGAAAAGCATTGTGAATAAAATGCAGCCCCTGATACCACCTGTAATTGAAGTAGATGATGCGTTCGGTTATGGAGCATTAGGGCTTATAGATGCAATCGATAAATATAATCCGGAACAAAGTTTCCAATTTACTACCTATGCTACCTATCGTATCCGCGGCGCAATTATCGACGGTATCCGCTCTTGTGATTACGCTTCACGGTCTATTCGGGAACAATCGCGCAAAATGAAAGAAATACGCGCAGCGTTGGAAATACGTCTCGGTCATGTAGCAACGCAAAAAGAACTTGCGTGTGCTATGGGACTAAACGATACAAAATTTCAACAGATGCGTACAAATATAGCAAGAACCACCATTGTTTTATGTACGGATACTGTGCGGGAACGTGACGAGGGTGAGATTCTATCGGCTATTGATCTGGTGAGAGCTCCAACCTATTTTGAACCGACTGCTTTTATAGATATTGAGGTAAATAAAGAAATTGCACGTCATCTGATGCGGCATCTTTCTTATAGAGAAAGAACACTGTGTATCATGTACTTTTATCGCGGTATGACATGCAAAGGTATCGGAAAAGCATTAGGGTTGTCGGAAAGCCGCATTAGCCAACTGTTAAAGCGGCTACAGAACAAGCTCAAAACTGTGTATGCAAGGAGATTTGAATAAATGCTTGAAGTTGATCTTGAAAACGAGCGGATACGGGAGATAGACCTTAATAAAGTAGACGAAATTCGCTGTCAAAAATGCGGCGAAAAAGTTAAAGGGCGCATGGGACGCGACGTATATACTACCGAATACGATGTGCATCGGTATACCAAAATACTCTTATGTCCTTCTTGTAAAAAGGAACTTAATTCATGGGCTAGTCCAAAACTGGCAGAATATGAAAAAGCATTAGTTATGCAGTGGTTTAGCGGAAATTTGGAAAAAGAAAATACGACAGCCGATAAGCGAGCGATGCTGTTGAAACACATTATCGATACGCATGACTGCTTCTTATGTAAATCGTTAGGATGGAAAGAAAAGTGCGAACAAGCAAAAAAGAGCTGTGATGATTTTTTTATTCCAGAACTTGAAAGAATTTTTGTCCAACAGAGCACATAATAATTAAAATTCTAAGGAGAAAAAAAACTTATGAGAAATAAAATAATTGACCTACACAATGCACTATTTGCAGAACTTGAAGCGTTACAAGATGAGGATAGCTTCAAAGATGAAAATGGGAATATCGACAATACGAAAGTTGAGATTGCCATTAAACGCGCTGATGCAGTAAACAGCATTGCAGGGCGAATTACGGAATTAACACGGCTTCAACTTGATGCGGTTCGCGTTGCTGACAATATGGGTATGTCGATACAGTTGCCGGAGACGCTCGGAGCAAAAGAAATCGACTGGAGAAAGAAATAGGTAATGGTGTGATATGAGTACGGTTAAATGGACAAAAGAAATTGATCACTGGATTAAAGAGCGCTGCCCCATCCGTAAACATGGATACACTCAGATTCAGCAGATGGTCGATGAGCTGAACAAAATGTTTCACACGGACTTTAGCATAACTGCATTCAAGGCAAACTGTTACAGCAAAGGATTTAACCTTGGGGTAATGAAAAACGCAAACCATCGTCGAGGTGTAAAACACCATCGACACAAACCGATCGGCAGCTTACAAGTAAAAAAAGGCTATGTGCAGATAAAGATAGCAGAACCGAATAAATGGATGCAGTATCAGCGGTATGTGTGGGAACAACACCATCCGGGTGAGAGTGCAAAGGGAATGGTCGTCCTTTTCATGGACGGTAGTAGTCGTAACTTTGATCCTTCAAACCTTGAGCGCGTTTCACGAGGAGAATTAAACGTTATGGCTCGCATGGGTCATACAGCAGCAATGTCACGCGAAGAGCGGGAAATCTGTTTACTCAGGGCACGAGTTGCCATGGCAAAGGTAAACCTTGCAGGACGTGAGAAAGCTTACGCACTCCACAATAAAGCAAACTACGAGCGAAAAAAAAAAACGATCCTGCAGAAAAAGCAAGAAGAGCTGCTTACGCAAAACAACGGCTTGCAAACATTATGGCTGATCCGGTAAAGCACGAAGCGTATCTTTGTAAGCAGCGGGAATACCGGGCAAAGAACCGCGATCGGTTGAATGCACTGGCACGTGAATATAAACGGAAACAGCGACAACCAAAAGGGAGGAGTTAAATGAGTACGCACACAGAAACCCAAGAGAAAATCATCGCAATTACGGGAGCGATGCGGGACTTACTGTTATACAAAAATCAAAAGTATGGGGATTCCGCATTAAACCCGAAACAGATTTTTTACAAAGGCGATGCAGTTAATTCTATCTTGATACGCCTTGACGATAAGATCGGGCGCATTATGGCAAATACGGAAAACACTCCGCGTATCAATGATGTTGCTGACATCATCGGCTATTGTACCTTGCTGCTTATCGGCATGGGCGTAAAACCGGAAGATATTCAAAAGCTGATGGATTAAAGGAGAAGGTAAATAATGACGCTGAATGAAATAATTGCTTATGCTCAAACGCACAATCTTGACTTTGATAAACCGGTTACTGCGATACTGGAAATGAATGAGAGTATACCGCTGGACGTCGCAACTTGTCATGGCAGTGTAAATAAAAACGTAGTCCTTCATGCAACACCGATAAAAGTATTTCAATCATGGCGTGTCGTATGGAAGGAAATGGAGGAATAACAAATGGGTATTACTTTTGAAGAATGGGAAAAAAGATATGTCGATGCTAGACCTATCGAACCGTGTTGTGCAAGCGAGAATCCTGTGCAATGGGCTGAGATTGCAGGTTATGCAGAAGATAAGTTGAAAGAAGCCTTTGCTGCCGGTCAGCAGTCCGTATTAAATAATCAGAATTATGATTCTAGCAAAGATACCTTGTTACATATCAAACGAGTCAATGAATTGCTCTTGTTGTTTGCGCAAGAACTGATGGATAGGGCTATCTGCCACGATAACTCTAAATTATATGATCCTGAAAAACCGTTATTTGATAAAATGACACCGCGCTTAAAAGGTTTAACGTATGGTAGTGAAGAATATAAAAAATCATTGGCAGAGTTAAAACCGGCATTAGATCATCATTATGCTCACAATAGCCATCATCCTGAATATTATAAAAATGGAATAAACGACTGTAATTTATTGGATTTGGTTGAGATGCTGTGTGACTGGAAAGCTGCTTCAGAACGGCATGCAGATGGTGATATTTTCAAATCAATTCAAATAAATAAAAATCGTTTTGAGATATCTGAACAATTAGCTCAAATTTTTGAAAATACGGTAAGTAAATTGTGCGGGCATTCTAAATAAAAGGTATAAAATACGTTTTGAAAAAGGAGGAGTAACACAATAATATAAAAACCTTTCAGTAGCCGAGAAAAGGTAAGTTTGAGACGGTGGCTCCGTAAATCGTTTGAGGGATTCGTAAACCTACGCTATGCCGCAGGCTGCCCTGCCGGGGAAAATACCGGCAGCGGCATTTTTTATTTCAAAATACTCTTTTACCATCAACATATAATCCTATTTTTTTCAAATAGTTTCTTTGATTAGTCATAATAAAACCCGCTAAAGTATATCGGTAAGCGCACATCAAGGATGAGCCGTGCACGGATTATCCTTCCCTCCCGCAAACGGCTTATCCTGATGGCGCTTATCTGGAGGAGTATTATGACAACAAAAAAATCACAAATCGTATGGCTTTTATTCGCAGCACTGTTTGTCGCAGGAATGGTGTTTTTCGTAACGGATTCGCTTGTCGTTACGGCAATTGCCGGAACCTTTACCGGAGTGCTGGGAACATTTCTCGGTATCGACATCTTAACGATGCTGCATAAAACCAAAGCGCTTCCAGCGGGCTCCTATAAAAGCATGAACCGGCATCGTTACATTATTGCCCTAATTATTTTTGCCGTCCTTCTTATCGAAGCGTTTATCATTTCAAGCATCTTTGAACGGGATATGAACCCGCTTTATTTATCGTTTGGGGTCGGTTTTATCATCGTTATCGGCGGGCTTGTTTCCGGTGTTGAAGCAAACAAAATCGTAACCGGTGAAGAACCTCCTGCACTCACTGAAGCGGATGAACGATCCGGAGATGAGGCATGATAACCTTTTATATTCTTTTAGCATTATTAGGCATTATCGCGGTGCTTTCACTTTTGCTTACTATCATGGTGAAAAAATTGAAAAAGGCAAAAATGGAAGTACAGCGATTAAGCGGCGCTTTTGAAGCGGTTCGCAACAGAGCGGAACGCTTACAAGAAGCACAAAGCAAGAATAAAAAAATTACGGAGGAATCGGATGAAAAAAGGCAGGCGCTTTCCGCTACTGCTGACGCTTCTCTTGTTACTCGTGCAAATAGTCTTTTTTCAGACCGGATGCACGACAACAAAAGCGCCGACTAATGCGGACATTGATGCGGTATTACAAAACATTGCGCCTATAAAACCGCCTGCTCCACAAATGGAGCCGGTCACGTTTGAGGAGAAAGACGGTGGCCTCTGGCTTTCGTATGAGGCATACCGTGCTCTTGAGCGCAATATTATTGCAATGAGAGAATATACTGCACACCTTGAAGTCATTATTGCATTTTGGGAGAAAAAAGAGAAATGAGTGGAACGGTTATTATATCCCTGATTGGCACTCTTGTCGGAATGCTTATAACCGTTGGCGGCGTATTTATTGCAGTCGGCAGCTTAAAGCAAAAGATACACGACAGCATCGAGACAAACAAAGCGCAAGAAGAACATATCAAAACGCTTTCTTCAAAAGATGAATTAGCGAAAGCAATGAAGCGTTCCGATGAATTACTGGAGCTGATGCAAAAGCGGGTTGATGAAGACCGCCTATCAGGTGAGAAAAAGTATACTGAATTGTATAGTTTATTGAATGTACATAGTGAACGGATCGGCAAACTTGAAGTGTCTCAAGCACAAGTATTTAAAATGCTGGATAAGCTTGATTCTAACATCAATAACGGTTTTAAAGACATGAAAGAAGATATCCGCGAATTGCGCAAAGCAATCAAAAAGGAATAGAAGCGGTATGGCAAAAGATGAAAGACGCACTGAGGCTGAGCGGCTTTATGTAAAGGAAGGAAAATCCTGCGCTCAAATTGCCGCTGAACTTGCAGTAAGTGAAGGCACTATATACCGTTGGAAAGCAGAAGCCGCAGCCTTAGGGGAAACGAGCGATTGGGATACCGCACGGCGGGTGTATAACATGAGTCCGCGCGAATTAGTCGCCATGTATGCAGAAGCCTTAAAGCAGTGGGTGGTAAAAATAAAACAAAGTCCTGATCTTCTGTCCGATGGAAAAATAGCCGATGCGATTGCAAAGCATGTAAGCGTTTTACAAAAGCTCGATAACCGTAGCCAGTATATGGGTGTCGCACTTGACCTTATCAAAATAGCCGACCGGTGGCTGTATGAACATCAACCTGAGTTAAAAACGAAAATGGAGCCGTATTGGGAAAGCATTTATCAAGAGCTTTCCGAGTACAGCACGAAAAAAGGCTTATTATGATTCGGGATATTAAAACCGCGCGGGAACTTGAAAAAGAATGGAATAAACTCAAAGAGGAAATACTGTCCCGTCCGCTGTTTGTTGATAATAGCGAAAAAGCAAAAGAGGCGCGAAAAAAGAAATGCGCTGCTTCAGTGTGGGAATTTGCCCGTACCTATTTTCCTGAATATGTTTCAAGTGAAGGGGCAAAGTTTCATAAAGAATGGGAAAAAATCAGACTTACCGAAAAAGAGCCGATCTTGCTGCAAGCATTCCGCGGTTCAGGGAAATCGACCTTTTTTACACTGCTTGATCCGATACACGAGATTGCGTACGGCAGACGGAAATTTATGCTTTTTTCCAGTTATACGGAAGAAAAGAGTGAACGCTTTACCGGACGCATCCTATTGGAACTGATGTACAATCAGCGGCTTAAAAATGACTTTGGAGAATTTATTCCGGAAGGAAAGCGTCCTGCAATGGGAGACTTCTCGGTTAATATCCCCGGCAAAAAAGGGAGCACCATCGGTGTGGTTGCCGTTTCAATCGGACAAGACCCGCGCGGGTTTGTGCATGGAGCGGCCCGTCCCGATTATGTCAGACTTGATGATATTCAAAATAGAAAGCGGGCAAAGTCACGGAAGTTTGTAAAAGAATCGGTTGAATGGATTATGCAGGATTTAATCCCTGCCTTAGCTGCAAATTATTCGTGCATCATTGTCGCCACCCCTCTTAATACGCAGTGTGTCGCGGCAACGCTAGAGAAAGGCAGCGATGAAATAGAGGCGGTTAAAACGTATAAGTTTCCTGCAGAAGTGCGCGGGAAACCGGCATGGCCGACATTCTTTCCTGCCGACCGGTTAAAGCGTCTGAAACGTACTATCGGCTCGCTTGCATACGGGCAGGAATTTCTTTTAATCCCGATAGCCCTTGATGAGCGCATTTTTAAGGAAGAACACATCCGCGGCTATCAACCGGAAGAACTCGCAGCGGTGCGCTTTGCCTATGTCTTTTCGTGGACTGATCCAAGCGTTAAGCAGGAAGAAAAGCACTGTTTTAAAGCAACAATTTGTGCCGGTATCACGAATGAAGGGATTATCTATATCTTAAAAGCGCGTATCCGCAAAGAAAGTATTCAGCGGATGGTAGATGGAATGTATATGATCTATCAAGCGTGGAATCCGTCGTATATGTTTTTTGAAGATAACGGCGGGCAAGCGATGCTTGCAACCGTGCTTGATATGAAGGCGGAGCAGGAAGGCTATTACATTCCGTACCGACCTGAGACGGCGACAATCAATAAAGATACCCGCATTGAAGCGACGCTTTCTGCACCGATCGAAAACGGTATTATCCGGTTTTATAAACAAGATGCGGATCAAAAAGAATTGATAGATGAGCTACTGCAATATCCTGACGGGGAATATAAAGACGGCCCTGATGCGCTTGAAGGGGTGGTGAGGAAATTGATTGACGCTGCAAAAAAGAAGCGGGCGGGGATGCCGTATTCACGGAGCACGCGGGAAAGCAGCGCCGTATTACAGGGGTATGATTGATGGGAAGGTATAAGAAACAGATGGGCGGAGTACAGCATTTTGAAAACTGGAGCCCTGATACAAAGGCGAAAAGTGCAACGAATAAAGCTACAGAGAAAGGGGATGAAACGCTTGAAAAGATGAGCGGCAATCACTTTGCAACACGCGAACGGGCGAATGATTTTGTCCGTCTGATGCGCTCTCTTCCTGATCCTGACCCTATTTTGCGGAAAATGGGACGTGGCATTACGGCACTGCAAGAACTTCTAACCGACAGCCATTTAGAGAGTGTGTGGAGTATTCGCTGCTCTGCTTCAAGCGGCGCGGAATGGTTTTGCGCTGCAGGCGGGGACGGGAACGGCAAAAAAGAACAAGAAGCTGCCGACCTCTTTACAGAAGAATTACGGCAGCTTGATATTCCGCGCGTTATCGAGGAGATGATGGATGCTATTGCGTTCGGCTATTCACCGCTTGAGGTTATCTGGCGCGCTCAAGGCGGACGGTGGGTAATCGGCGACATCGTTGGTAAACCTCCGCAATGGTTTGAGTTTGACCAAGAAAACAACCTCGTATTCCGTACCGGCGTTATCGGAACGGAACCGTTGCCGAAGAACCGTTTTCTCATTGCCCGCCACCGGCCAAGTTATGCCAACCCTTATGGCGTCAAAGTATTTTCAAAATGCTATTGGCCGGTAACCTTTAAAAAGAACGGGTTCCGCTGGTGGACGGTATTTGTCGAAAAATACGGCGGCGCTTTTTTGTATGGAAAGTATCCGAATAATGCCGGTGAAACATATAAAAATGAACTGCTTACGTCTCTTGAACGGATGGCAGCCGATGCGGTGGCTATTGCACCTGAGGGGGCGGAAATCACGATTGAAAGCCTTGCCAATAAGGGGAGCGTTTCTAATGTTCACGCAGAGTATATAGAAGCAGCCAATAAAGAAATTTCAAAAGCGGTCTTAGGGCAAACGCTTACAACGGACATCGGCAGTAAAGGAAGCTATGCTGCAGCGCAGGCGCATAATCTTGTCAGGCAGGATTTAGCTGCTGCCGACCGGAGGAGAATATCCGCCTGCTTTAACCGGCTTGCAGCAGTCTGGACGTATTACAACTACGGCACAGATGTGCTGCCTCCCGTGTTTGAATTTGTCAAGGACGAGGATTTACAGCAAGACCGCGCAGAGCGGGACGCAAAGTTATATGCCCTCGGCTGGCGTCCTAAAAAAGCATATATCGAACGTGAGTACGATATTCCGCAAGAAGATTTTGAGATAGCGCATGAAGACGAACAAGGTAGTCAAAAAGAGCAAGGTTCTTTTTCTTTTCCTACAAACAGTCAAACAAGCTATCCGTGCGGATGCGGAACACACACGGAAAAAACGCTCTTTCAAAAAGTCGCTTCTCTTTTTGCGGATAAACAGACCAAGCGGCAATTAAAAGACCGGCGGTTACTGGATTCATTTAATAAAGCGATGCAGGAAAAAGGACAAGATGCAATCGACAAAAGTATTGAAAGCTATGTGAATGCACTCGGAACGGTAGATGATTATCAAGACGCTTCAAAGGCGCTTTTAGCTGCGTATAAAAACCGTTCACAGGATGATTTTGCCTCGTATATCGACAATGTACGGTTTGCCGCTATCGGTGTTGCAGGGAGAAAAAAGAAATGAGTGATACCATTCCGTATCCTGAAATAGCGCGTAAATTTCTTGAAAAGAAAATCAATGTACCAACTGATAAATGGGATGAGCTTAAATGGGGAGAACATGCTCATGCCTTTACCGTTGCTCACTCAAACGAAGCGGCCGTATTAGATACCATTCACGGCTTACTCAATCAGGCGATAAAAGACGGTATTTCCTTTAAAGACTTCCGTGATGGTCTTTTGGATATGATGAGCGCAAAAGGCTGGTACGGCGGGAACGGGCATACAAAAGATGATAAGAGGTATATTAACTGGCGGATCGGTCTTATCTACGATGTGAATATGCGCTGTGCGTATGAAGCGGAACATTACCGCAACCGGCTTATCGGCGCCGATTTACGTCCTATTTGGGTATACCGCCATGATCCAGCCGTTACGAATCCGCGGGCTGAACACCTCGCACTTGATGGGAAAGCATTCCGGTATGATGATGCGTTTTGGAATACCTATAACCCGCCGAACGGCTGGGGCTGCCGCTGTTATGTAACAACGATGAGTGAACACGAAGCGGAAAAAGCAGACCTTGCCGTTGAGCATTCTGATGATGCAGGGAATCCGCCTGAGATCAAAGATGTTAATTGGAATACCTTTGATCCGACATGGAAATATAATCCTGCACGGGAAGCGTTAGCGCCGAATTTCAGTACCTATAAAAATCTTGCAAAAATAAAAGCGGAAGACGGAAAAAGTATCCTTTCTCACGTAACGGAAAGCTATCGAAAATCAATGGAAGGTACCAAACTTACCAAAGGTGAATTTAACGTATTAGCAAAACGCATAAACAAGAAAGATTATGTACCGCAAAATATTTTATATCAGGTAGGCAATCTTGATGCGGAACGTTTTGAAGTTATGCAGGATGCGGGTGTAACGGATTGTAAAATTATTGCCTCTGATAAAGATTTATATCACAGTATCGCAGACAAAAATGCAAAGCAAAGAATACCTGAAACGCTCTTTGAAGATTTGTACGATAGTTTTCAAAAGCCGGATGCAATCTATGAAAACACAGAACCTGATATAAAAGATGCAGGGCGTGAGTTTCATTTTATTAAAAATATGGAAGATGGAAAAATACTCAAAACGGTATTAAAGCAATTAGGAAAAGATTTTTCTTTACGGATTAAAACAACAGGATATATCGTGTATGATTATAACGATCCGGTGTATAAAAAAATATGGTAAGTGCCGGGCAGGATTTGCACCTGCTGTACTTATCGCAGTCGGCGGTAACTCCGGCTGTTCAATGCTCCTCTGAATACGCCCTCTCAACGCTTACCATAAAATTTGGTAACGGCCGGGCGGAATTTGCGTCCGCTGGATTCATCTCTGATGTCCCTCTCAATATACTCCTCAACCGTTACCTTTATCTATACCTTACTGCATCTTGCTTAAAAAATCAACCATATAAAAGACTACTTTTTTCAAATAGTTTCTTTGAATTGTCGCATAGATAAAGCATACAATCATTGCATAACGAGGTTCGTAATGATAAAAGGCGTGAAGTTCTGGAATGCGAGAGAGTGCTATTTTGTGCAGACAAACAATCCGACGGAAGAAATATTGCGTAAGCGTTCGGATGGTGCATGGCTTGTTTCATGCGGGCCGTCGGCAGCGGTTACGTGCATAGCGGCGATGGGCTTTGATGTCAGCATTAAAACGCCGGGAGACTATAAACCGCAAAGCGAAGAGGTCTTGATGGACTTCTTCAACGATCCTCGAAATTATTCGAAATTAAAAGCCGCTCGTCCTGAAACACCGCCTGATATGTGGCACGGCAACGAGATACCGCAATTTTATCCGGTAGCAGTGCAGAGCGTATTCGGCGTAAAAGCACGCTTTGAATGGAAAGCGGATTTTGACAAAGTTGCGGTGGAGCTGAGTGCAGGAAAAGCGGTGCAGCTGTGCTTAAAAAATCCGGGTCATTACATTGCAGCCGTTGCCTACGATGATGAGCGGGATGAAATCATTTTTAATGATCCGTGGCCCGGACGCTTTAAGGACGGTAACGGTTTTAATCGGCGTTTAAAGCGGGCTGATTTTAGCAATGTAAAACCGTTCCGGATTGTATATGAGGCATAACCTGAATGTGCCTAAAACAGCGGCGTTTATAGGCTGTTTAGATAATGTGCCGTTCTTTCTCTTTTGATTGAATTTGAACGGTTTTTGAACGCTTTTGAATGGTAATTATAAAGGAACTAAAGATGGCGGAATTGATGATTTTTAAGGCGGGTAAATATCCGCAAGGGGATTGGCCGAAAGAGCGGGTTGAAAAAATGGTTGGCGCATACAACCCTGAAAAATTTTACGAAGCCCCGGTTGTTATCGGGCATCGCTCATTTGGAACCAACGATGACTATCAGGATGCACATGGCTGGGTAAAGTCGCTCCGGATGGATAAAAGCGGTAAGGTTTTTGCCGATATTCCATCCTTTTCCGCTGACGTGATAAAGAAGGTTGCGGAAGGAAAGCTTAAATATATGTCGATAGAAGTTTTTGAAAACGACATGATCGATAAAAGTCAGCCGCCGTATTTAAGAGCTATTGCGCTTTTAGGACGAGACACACCGGCAGTTGCAGGCGCTAAGATACCGACACTTTTTTCGCTTCCATTCGGCGGCTTTGCCGAATGTGCAAATGAAGAAACACATACCTCTACATTCACGCAGAAAATGGATGCAGGGACGATACAACTCTTTTCCGCGAATGAGGCGGAAAAAACAACACAATCTCAGGAGGAGAATATGGGTGAGCAAAACGAAACGACAGTAGCGGAAATGGCGGCAAAAGATGCACGGATAGCCGCTCTTGAAAAAGAAAATGAGCTTCTCAAGCAAAACGATATGAAACATGATGCAGAAGCCTTTTTTTCTAAGCTGCGGGATGAGGGAAAAATAACACCGGCACATTTTGAAAAAGTGGTTACCCTCGATGCTAAAATGACGGAAGCGGATAGAAAAGAGTTCAGAGCGCTTTTTGCAAACAGCGAACCGATTGCCGATTTGTCGGGTGAGCATACGGCGACAAAAGAAAAAAGCCGCGCAGAGTTTTCCTGTAACGCCGATGTTACGGCAAAAATAAAAGCCTTTCAAAAAGAGAAAGGCTTTGCGTCCTTTACCGAAGCGGCCGAAGCATTGTACTCGGCAAATCCTGAAATGTTCAGCGAGGAGGAATAAAAGATGATAAACAGACGACCGTATGTTGCGCAAAGCGCAATCGCTCCCGGCAGCGCAGTAATACAGGGAACAGCCGATAACGCGGTAACCGCTCCGGCCGATGAAAAAGCGGATATGCTCGGCGTGTATCCGTTTGAAGCCAATGAAGCAGCCGCGACGCAAGATCGCATCGGCATAGCACTCAGCGGACTAGTTAAAGTTGTTGCAGGCGGGACTGCGAGTGCCGGAAAAAAAGCGGTGCTTTCAAAAACAAAACTCGGCGCGTTTGAAGATGTTCCTGCAACCGCGGGTACCTATAAAACGTGCGGGATATTCCTTGAATCCGGAGCTGCCGGGGAATATATCGATATGTACATTGAACGCGGTGTCATAACCGTAAAATAAGGAGTTTTTAATGCCCAGAGAACAAGGATATGTCAGTCCCCTGCTTTCCAATTTAGCAGTGGATTATTCTGCTAAGGTGCGGGAAGGAATGGTCGGCCCGCTATTATTTCCGCGTGTTGAAGTCGGAAAGCCGTCAGGTAAGTACGCCGTATTCAGCGAGGAGAATGTCTACAAAGTGCCCGATGTAACGCTTGCAGGGGAACGCTCTCAAGCAAATGAATTTGCAACAAGCGGCACCATGCAAAACTATGCAACCACCCCGTACGGCCTTAAAGCGTTTATCGACAAAGCGGATTTGGAATTTCAAGACGGGCCGTTCAAATTGTGGGAGCGGCGTAAAACCGAACTTTTGATAACAAAGCTTGAGCTTGCGCAAGAAAAGCGCATTGCCGATTTAGTTACCAATTTGGATGGCCGCAATACAAAGCTTTCGGGTAACGGAACGAAAGCGGAACACAAATGGTCTGGTGCCTCCGATACGGCAGGAGGCAATCCCGTTGAAGCGATTAACGCGGCGATAAAAGAATGTTTTTTCCGTCCGAATACGATGGTGCTCAGCGAGGCTGTCTATGACGCTCTTGAATACCATCCGGTACTTTTAAAGTATCTGGGAGAAGCTAACTTGATAAAAAAAGTTGACGAGGCGAACCTTGCGAAGCTTTTCAGAATTAACAAGGTCATCATCGCAAAAGGCCGAGCGGATTTCGGCAAGCGAAGCGAAGATAAAAAGGTTACCCCTGAAAGTATCTGGGGAGACTCGGTTGTTCTTTGCTACACCGATTCCCAGTGGGATCAACCGTGCGCGGGAAAAACCGTCGCAGTAAAATACCGCGAAGCCGATAACTCAGGCTATGTCGTTCGAACATGGGATGAAAAAGACGGCGGTATTCTCGGCGGAGAATATGTGCAGGTTGCCCATGATGTTGCGGAATTAATTGTCTGCAAAAATCTGATTTATACCATCAAGGAAGTCCTTTAAAGGATTTTCAAAATAACAGGAGGTTTTGTTATGAAAAGATTTTTTGTTTTGATGTTAAGCCTTTTATGCATCGGCTTAACGGCCGGCTTTGCTGAGCCGTGTAGCAGAAAGGAGGGATGTATGGCCTATTGTACCATGACCGATTTACAGAGCACTTATGGGGCGGAGCGTATTGCTGCATGGAGTGCAGTCGATGCAGAACGTGCAGAAAAAGCAATAGCCGATGCAAGTGCGGAAATTGATGGATACCTTTTATCCGGCGGTTATACCGTACCGCTTGCCGGTACCCCAGCGACAATAAAAAAATACTGCGTTGATATCGCCTGTGCCTCTTTAATTATTAGCACCGGTATGCTTGAAAACGATCCCGGCGGAAAAGCGGTTGTTGAACAGGCAGATATTGCCAGACGGTATTTGGATAAGGTTGCACAAGGAAAATACAAAATACCCGGCTACGATGAAAACAGCAGTAAGCCACCTTCAGGAAACATACAAGCGGTATCGATGACTCGTATGGACTGGAAAGGATATTAACATGAGCAAGGCGGCAATAGAAGTCCGGTTTGATGATGATGCGGAATACCGGAACATCATCAATGCATTACACCGCGCTTCACACTGCGACCTGAAACAGATAGCGCACGCTGCAGGGCTCGCGCTGCAAGCGGTAACGGCAGAAGCGTTTAAAAAACAAGAAGACCCGGTAACCAAAGATAAGTGGGAAGCTTTGAGAGCAAAACGCGGGCCGCTTGCTGCAAAACCCGGCTCTAAAACGCCTATCCTCAATGATAGAGGAACGTTAAAAAAATCAATTACGTTTCATGCTTTTGATGACGGCTCTGTCATTATCGGCTCAAACCTTGTGTATGCCGGTATACATCAAACGGGCGGAAAAACAAAAGCACATACGATAAAGCGGGGTAATGCAGTCATACAGCATCCCGGCTCGAAAATTCCGCCCCGTTCGTTTCTTGGCGTGCCGAAAGATTTTCAAGAAAGTTTTTTCTCTGATCCTGCCATTAAAAAGCTACTCGGTATTGCAATAGGAGCGGAATAAACGATGGACGGGATGATAAAGGCTGCAAAAGATTTACTTGAAATGGGAATCACTACAGTTGTTCCTGATGCAACGGTTGTAAGGAATCGGGGAGATGAGTCAAAGCAGGTAATGACGCGCAAATGGCCGCTTGTTTCGCTCATTACTCAAGCAGGCAGACTTGATGACCGCACGGCACGTCTTGCCCGTTATCGGGATGATGTAACGGGGGAACTGAAACAGCGGAGGATTCGGGGAACACGGATTATCCCGATTTTAATCGGCGTCTGGGCAAAGGGAGAAAATGAGGTTGATGAGGTATTCAGTAAAATCGTACCGCGCATTCCGCGCAGGTGGAGTTATGACAATTTTGTAGGGCGTATCCTCATTAACAGTGAAGAGCATTCGGATTTTGCGGATAACGTGTCAAACCTGTACTGCTCAATATTGGAAGTAGAGTTTCAAGTTGAAGTTGCAGGGGACGCGGAAATCGTGCCGACATTCGTGCAAGTTTCCGAAATCCCCGATATGCAAAATCCCTAAATGGTAGACGAGGAGAAGATATGGATAAGAACATAAAAAAAGAATCGGCAACATTTCTTGCTGTTGAAGAACATGCTGCAGCCTTACAGATTGCAGAACCTGTTTTTGCAGCGGTGATGCAGGCGCAAAACTGGGCAGCAGGAAAAAAGGTTGAAAAAAGTGAGTTTGAAAAGGCGGTCAATGCCTTTTTAAATGCTCCAATAGGAGGATAAAAAAATGGCTTTACCGAATATTAACACGACCATTAAAGACGGTGCGATGGGAGTAGCCGGAGCGGATGCGACCGGAATTTTTGCCGCGGTCGGCGTTGCAGCCATTCCGTCAAACGGCATCATTACTTTTACAGATAAAGATGATGTAGACGGCAAAATCGGCGACGGCCCCTTACGCGATCTTATCGTCAGTGCCTTATCGATTGCAAAAACAACTGTGTACGCAATCGCCGTTGAAGGGAGCACTGCAGGTACTATTTCAGACGTGAATGCAGTAAGCGGTAATCAAGGGGACGGAAAAATAACCGTAACCGGCAAGCCGCGTAATGAATATAGCATCTGCGTTGCTATTGTCTCAAGCGGAAAGCTCAATGAAGGAACATTCCGTGTAACAATCGACGGTCTTACCGGAAAGACTATCACCATTCCTGACGGGGACGGGAAATACGAAATACCGGGTACCGGTCTTACGCTGCAGTTTAGTCATGCTGATAAAGGCTTTGAAACAGGGGATGGATTTACGTTTACGACGACTGCTCCGCAAGCGACGAACGGCGAAATTCTTGCTGCAATCAATACGATTATCGATGCAAAAAAAGCTATCGAATGGATTGCCGTTGCAGGCGTTTCCAATGCAGCTCTTTGGGCAGCTCTTGCAACAGCGGCAAAAGGTGCTGAAAGCGTGTATCAATATCTCTTTTTTATTGCGCAAGCCCGCTATAAAAAAGAAGATGAGACAGTAGACGAATATGTCAACGCGCTTACCGGAGCGGAGCGTGGTGTAACATCCTCAACTCGCTTGCAAGTTGTTGCAGGCTGGATTGAAGAGGCTGACTCAAACGGACAGGTTGATACACGCGGAGCTATCGGAGTGTACTGCGGAATGCTTGCCGGGCGAAAAGTCCACGAGGGGCCGGATGCCGTCAAATTCGGCAGCATAACAGCCGCAACAGCGATTAAACCTGACGGAATAAATGACGGACATATCGAAGCGCTTAAAAACGCAGGCTATGTAACGGTGAGAACCATCATCGGACTGAAAGGTATTTACATCACCTCTGGACAAATGATGAGTGAACAAGGAAGTGATTATGATTTGGTGGAACGCAGGCGCGTCATGGATAAAGCATGCCGTGAGATCAGAGTAGCGCAACTGCCGTTTTTGAACGACACGGTCAAAGTCGGTGCTGACGGTTCTCCCGAAGGTTTGGAGATGTTCGTTGCACAAGGAGAAGCGCCGTTACGGACGATGAAAACGAACGAGCAAATATCCGATGGGTATATCATCATTCCTAAGGGGCAAAATATTTTATCGACAAACACCTTACGGACAAAAATCCGTATCGTTCCGCTTGGTAAATTATCCTATATCGAAAACGAAATCGCCTATCATAATCCTGCGCTTGCACAGTAAAAGGAGGGAAAAATGGTAAACGGATTAATTTATGATTTTGAGTCAATCAAACTGATGCTGCCGACCGGCTTAATCTTAGGCTGTGAAAGCGTTGAGTACTCAGATGAAAAGAATGATGAGGTCATCTGCGGCACAAACAATTTGCCGCTTGGTGTCGGACGCGGCGAATGGAAAGGAACGTGCAAGCTGGAACTGCAGCGGTTTGAGTATGACAAGCTCAATGTTTTTTCTGCAGCCTCCGGCGGATTTTACAACATGCCGCCTATTCCGGTTGTTGCAAGTTACGGCAATCTGGGACAGCCGCCTGTGACAGATACGCTTTTGGTACACTTTACCAAGCGAGACTTCAAAGGCTCGAAAGGGGACACAAGCCTTAACGTCACAATTGAAGGGCCGCAAACGATGCCCATGAATAGCGATGGCATCACCGCCTTTGTTCCGTTCATGTAAGAGTCGAACTTCTAAAAACAATAAAAACCGTTTTTAGAAGCGCTCAACATTATTTTATTTACAAGGAGTTTTTTATGACACTGGAAAAAGCAAAAATCGAAGAATTGAAAACTAAATATCCGCAAGGGATATTTGAAGGGGCAATCGATTTTACCACAACGGAAAATACAACGGAACAAGTTGAATTTATTTACCGCAAGCCTGTCATAGCAGATATGGAGTCGTATTCAAAAGCGGCGCAAAAAAATCCGATAACAGCGAACTTAAATCTTATTCAGTCGCTGATTGTCCACCCTGAACCGGCTCCAATCATTACACAGCTTCGGAATTATCCTGCAGCCTATAGCCGGTTTGTAGATGATGTTATCAGCCCTTTTTTTGGAGCGAACGTGGCAGTGCGAAGCCGGAAGCTGTAAACACCTTTACGAGAATCCGGCTGTTTATCAGGCGGTTTCTCGGTGAAGATGTGTCGCAAGCGGATTACCGGCTTTTGATGGAAAAATACGAAGAGGCTCGCATTATGCGGGATTTTGAAGTAGGTGTCTATCAGGAAGCGATTGTAAAAGCTCTTGGCGGAAAGTAATGGCGAATTTTGTAACATCGATAACACTCCAATTTAAAGATGCATTCTCAAGCGGATTTGCCAATGCACAGAACAGCATGGCAGGCATGAAAGATGCCATCGGAGAAATTAACCGCAACAAAGACATGTTCGATTTAGCAGGCGATTTATCGCTTATGTCAGGTAGGTTCGATGAATTGGCCGGTAAAATTACGTCGATGATGGATGCCCCATCAGAGCTTGCGAGAAGTTTTCAATCGACAATGAAAAACATCCAAACTATAACGGGGATGTCTTCAGATGAAATTGAAAAACTCGGAGGCGAACTAAACCGCATAGGCGGGCGCAATGCAGCAGGGACGCTTGCAGTTGCTGCTGCGTATAACGATGTTGCAGGAGGCATTACGAATGTTGAAGCGCAAATGCCGGTTATGATGAATGCCATTTCTCTTGCAGAAGCCGGTCAAGCTGACTTAGGAACGGCAACGAACGGCTTGGTAAAGATTATGAACTCCTACGGTTTTTCCGTGAGCAAAGCGGCGACTGAGGAGGAACGGAAAGCGGATATTTCGCAAAAAGCAGCATGGGCATCTGACGTAATGACGCAGGCGGTCGGTATGGGGGTTGGCAGTATGGAAGAATTTATTTCCGCCATGTCTCCCATCTCAGGGCTCGCATCGTCGGTCGGCATCGGCTTTGACGAAATCGGCTCCACGATGGCGTATATGACCGCAACAACCGACACGGCTTCTACAGCCGGAACGAAATTACAATCGTTTATGATTGCCCTACAAAAACCGAGCAAGGAACTTTCCGCAGCTCTTGCATCGGTCGGTATTTCTTCCGGTTCTGCAATGCTTGAAGAATACGGACTTGCCGAATCTGCGCGTATTGTGCAATCGGCATTTGCCGGTAATCAGGATGCAATGGTCGCTGCGATGGGACGAGCTGAAGCGATGCAGGCAGTTATCGCATTGACAGGAGATGCATATTCTGATTTTGCAAAACAGTTTGGCTCCAGTATGAAAGGTATTACCGAAGTCTCTCAAGCAATTCAAACGGAATCGTATGAAAGTAAGACAGGAAGGCTACAGGCGATAAACGATTCACTTAAAATCAAAATAGGTGATGACATTAATGCAATCAAAGGTTTTTTTGTTGATATGCAGACGAGTTTCCTGACGGATGTTGTCTCCCCAATGATGGATTCTCCAGTAGGAGAAGTATTTCAGCGGATTGCAGCCTTTGCAGGGATTGCTGCTGGCGGTGTCTTACGGCTTGGAAGCGGTGTGCTTAATACGGCGACACAACTTGTAACCCTTACCACGACCATAAGCAATGCCGGAGGCATTACAAAACTTTTTAGTTCTACATTAGGGACGCTGAAAAATGCTGTAACGGGTATCGGATCTTCACTGATGAGCTTAATAGCACCATTATGGGCTAAAATTACAGCAACCTTTACCGCAACTGCAGCGGAATCAGGCTTTGCTGCTGCTCTTTGGGCAACAGCGGGGGCAATGTGGGCAGTCCTGTGGCCGGTACTTGCCATCGTTGCAGCTGGAGCCCTGATTGTCAAAATCATCTCGGAAGTAGCCAGCGGCTGGGGGTCAGTTACAGCAGCCTTTCAAAATGGTGGCATCCTCGCAGCTTTATTACAGATAGGAAAGCTCATGCTTTCGGCGGTTATCGCACCGATACAATGGTTCATAGAACTGTTGGCAAAGATACCGGGAGTTGATTCTTATCTACAGCCAGCCGTTGATAAGCTTCAAGAATTTAGAAACAGCCTGAAAGGAAAGAGCGCCGAAGAAATGGGTTCTGAAGCAGCTGTTACGGTTAAAAGTGAAACGAGTACGGAATTTACCGGCATTGACACCGGAGAATTAAGCACAAGTATTCAAGGGTTACAAAAGCAAATCGGCAGTAAACCGATGGGAGGAGCAAAAGCGTTCGGCGTAAATGATGACGGCGGAGCAGCTCTTGCTGCGGAGCACATGGCGGCCGCTGCCCGGAAAGGCGTGGCGGTTTCCTCTCTTACATCGAATGCTTCAAATGCCTTTATGGGAGCAGGCGGATATAGTGCATTAAGTGAAAATGCACATGAGGATATGCACGTACAGTTTAGCGAAGCGATGGTGCAAAAAAACGCGGCAACGATTCCGCTGTTTAGAGAGGAGAAAAAAGAAGCTGCGCCAACCAATCAGACGTTCAAAATAGAAAATGTCTATTTACAAGCGGATGATTGCAAAACCCTTTTTGACTTTATCAGGCAGCTTGAATTTGCCGTCGGTCAGGGAGTAGCGGTATGAGGCTTCCCGATTTTTCGTTTCCCAGTGACAGCCACCCTTCCATTCTCGCTCGCGCTGCGGAGTTTAACCGGTACATCGAAAAAGTCTCTGCGGAAAATTTTATCAAAGCGGGCATCGTAGGAGACGGACAGGCGGTGTGGCTTCCTGCCATTCTGGACAGCATCGAAGTAAGCGATGCGCTTTTAGTCGATAGCATTACAACGAAAGGCGTATCAGGCAGTACGAAAATCATATCGGGCTGGGCTGACTGTGATCTTACCATCAAGCTCATTTTAATTGATATTCCAAAGTATACCGCCGATTCGGTTACTCCCGATGTCACCCGTTTTGACTGCTTAAAAGAAATCAGGCAGCGGTTTAAGGCGCAAAAGAACGGGGCGCCGTGCGTGTATACCTTGCAGCATCCGCATATTCAGGCGTGGGGATTAAAAGATTTTATCTTTAACGATTTAAAATCAGTAGAAGAACGGGGAAAACGTATTATTCACTGTACGCTCGGCTTTGATGAATTTGACAGCGTAAGCCGCAAAAGTCAAGACCGGCAATTAGGCTTTCAAGGGCAAAAAGGAATCACCGGCGGAGTGGGAGGAGCGGCCGTAAAAGCGGTCGACCCGCCTGTCTCGGATAAAACGCGGGCGGGCTTAGGAAAGTTGGAGGCGCAATATGCCAAGCAATAAAATAATACATCGGCAGACCCTTGAAGTTGAACTGAACGGACAACTCACCGATACACGGGCGTGTCGGTTTAATCTTGTAACACAAAAAGGATTCTCTTCGGTATTTGCAACGCTTCATTTTCCGGCCGGTTCAAAGGATGGAAAGAAAGGCGACACGATAAAAGTATACATTGCAGATAAAGAGAGCAAAAATTTATATTTTACCGGAACCGTGTATAACGCAACGGAAATAGACAATTATCGAAAACTTTTTTTAACGGACGGTTACGGTAAACTGTGCCACACCTCGTTTACTGCTTCTTATCGGAAAGAAAAAGCATCAAGTATTGTCAGTGATGTTCTTGATGCGGCGGGGGTGAGTGAAAAATCGGTCACGGTTCCTGATGTGGAACTTGCCCGCTTTTCGACAAAAGAACTATCGGCACACCTCGTGCTGGATATACTTCTTGATGCATTAGAAGAACACGGTGCAAAAGATATTACCTATTTCTTTGATGAAAAGGATTGCTTTCATTTTGGGACGCCAAAAGACACCGGAAAGAACACAGGGGAAACATTCTGCTTCAATACAAAAGAAACGATTTTTTCACATAGCGCCGATTGGATTGAAACGCTTCCGGCTCCCATACGGCATAGCATGAAGGTAACTGTTGACGGTGTTTCAAAAGAAGTTATCAGAACGGACTTAACTGTATTGGAGGGTGTATCGCGCCTTATACTGCATGTTGGGGGGAGCTGCACATGAAAAGCGGACAGGAATTTCTTGCATCTCTTTTAAATGCACTGTTGCCGAATAGAGCCGCTCCCGTGCTTGCAAAAGTGATAAAAGCATACGAAGGGGCAGGAGCGAATAAATATGCCTGCGATGTGCAGGTGCTAACAGCAGGAACGCTTGAGGAGACTGATCAAATAATTGCAGAAGTGCCGATTTCTCCTATCTGGGCGGGAAAGAAAAAGCGGGGCGTGTATGCCATTCCCCCCGCGGGACAAATTGTTATCGTCTCGTTTATCGGATGGAATGTTGCTTTTCCCTTTATTGCAGGGGTTTGGGCAGATGAATACGAAGCGGATGATTTTAAGGCGGGGCAATTTGTCATCACCGACGGGGACGGCTTAAAAATCATCGCCGATAGCGAAGAAAAGAAAATCACCATCGATACCGGTAAGGCGCAAGTCATCGTAAACGGCGATAAAATAGCCATTAAAAACGGTTCAAAAAGCCTTTTTACTATCCTTGACACCCATATTCAAAACCTTATCGGTATGACGACAACCGGCGCACCGGTAAAACATGTGGTAGACCCTGCAAGTATTCAAAAATTCATGCAGGATAAACAAGATTTAGCTCTTGTGATGGAAGCTTAAAAAGGAAGGTAAAGGACATGCTTGAATTAAAAGACTTAACCGCACAGTTTATTGAACTATTCGGAGAACTTGAGGCATTCTCTATTGAAAAACTAACGGATGAAACGTGTTTACAATATCTGAAGTTGGTAAGAGGTAATTTAGAAATTGATTATCTCCAGCGCATCTGGCAATTTTATAGAGCCGATCGTGAAGATAAAAAACAAGATTTTACCCCGCCATCATTAGCAAAACTAGCAGGATTCTTAACCCATTCGGAACGAGAAGAATGGGTGTATGATATGTGTGCCGGCAGCGGGGCTCTAACTATTCAAAAATGGGTACAAAATAAAAACGCTCATTTTGTTTGTGAAGAACTCGATTCCTCTTTAATCCCTTTTTTGCTTTTTAATTTGAAATTACGGAATATTACCGGCTTTGTCGTCAACGGTGATGTTCTTACAGGTGATCGAAAAGCTGTATATAAACTAACCGCAGGCGCTCGCTTCTCAAGTATCGAAGCGGTTCAAGATTTTTCATATCCGGTGTTTCAAACCGGTATCAGTAATCCGCCTTTTAATTTGCGCGGCATAATACAAGAGCCGGTATACCTCAAGAATCTGAACTATGCCTTTGTCTTCAAAATGCTTGAGCGAGTACAGGGCACAGCTGTTTTTATTTTACCGAATGGTGTTCTTGATTCAAGTGATGAAAAGGCAGCGCGTGAGTATATATTACAGCAGAAAAAAATCAGAGCTGTTATTTATAATCCTTCCGATATGTTTGAAGCAACAAACATCGGTACCGTGTGTCTGATGTTTCAAAATGAATCAAACGATATGACATTCGTTGATGCGCGAAAGACATGTAGTCAAGAAGAACGGAAGCAAACCGGCGAAAAACATAACAGAAATCGGACATATACAAAGATTTTTAACACCTATCAAGATACCGATATCGATGCAATCATCGCAGCGATACATCAAAAATCAAGTATTGAAGATTTTTCCGAAACGATTCCGATAGATGTAATAGAAGATTGTTCTCTTAACGGGCATCTCTATATAAAAAACAAGGAAAGAAAGCATACTGCGCGTCCCTATAAAGACATTGTGCAGGATTTAATCCATATTACCAAACGCATGAACGCTTGTAAGCTTTGTATCAATGAAACATGGGCAAAGCAATACCTGACACTCAATTTATTTGACATGGCTAAGAAAGGTGATGAGTTCACCGAAGATATCAATAATACAATTAAAAATATTCTGCATCTTGATATGGAAATTCCCAAACAAAATTGGATTAGTACAACGAAAAGCAAGTTATGGACATTTGAAAATGCTGATAAAGAATACGTTTCACCGATTCTTATTTCTGTGCTGGCGCAGTGGCAAGTTATGATTCAGTATCTTAGGGAAGAAGAATCTAAATATTTAGCAGAATTACGCGATGCCCTGCTTCCTGATCTGATGTCAGGCAAAATTCAAGTATGACAGGATTTTGAAGGTAACGCTATGTTAAATAAAAGCACGCTTGAAGCGGAATTATTAGGCATCTTTACCGAAATGGAAGCGGCCGCATCGGGTGCGCCTAAGACGAAAGAATGGTATGCGGAAAAAATAGCACAGGCAATTACCGACCAGATAAAAAGTGCGGAAATACCACCCGGTACGGTGGTGGTAGAAGTTGCAGGAGCGGCGAAAGGGGTTCCTAATCCTGTCGGTATTAAGGTGATGTAAATGGACTGGGGTACTGATTTTTTATTGCAAGATGATGACATTGTTTTTACTGCTGACGGGGATATTCGGCTTGTATCGGGCGCTGCAATGGTGGCGCAAGATATAGCGCAATCACTGAAAGTGATAAAAGGCTCACTGTATTGGGATAAGGAAAAGGGAAGCACGATGCCGCTTTTCTTAAACGACAATAATAGCGATGCGGCAAGCGTGATAGCGGAACTTGAACGCATTGCAATGGATGATGTACGGGTTGACCCCGATAGCGTTTCTGCATACCAAAAGGCGGACGGGATATTTGTGCTTACCTTTACTCCTATCGGGGAAGCGAATGCGGAAATATTGGAATACGATTTACACAAGAAATAAAAGAGGTGATGAGCATGCAGGATAGTTGGATAGATAAAGCGGAACATGAAATACGGGATGACATTGTCGCCATAGCGAAAAAAAATACAGGACTTACCAACTTTAAATCGACCGGAGTTCTACGTGGGTTTATCGAAGTGATTGCAAGCGTTGTCTTTTTTATCTACAAGACAGCAATTAATCCGATATACACGAATGCGACGGTCGATAAAGCAACCGGTATCTTTCTTTCATTCTGGGGGCTTGCCCTTGGCGTTGTGCGGAAAAGTGATAATAAAGCAAGAGGGAACTTTACCGGCAGAGCCTATGGTTCAGGTTCCATTGATTCGGGAACGTGGATAGTCGTAGAAGGAACAGAGCTTCGATACAAAGTAACCGAAAAAGTTACCTTTACCGCTGACAGTACTTTTGCCATTCCTGTACAAGCAGAATTTACAGGAAGCGATTACAATATCGGTGCAGGGCTTGCGGTGCGGGCAACACGGGTTATCCGCGGACTTGACAGAATAGAGGTCAAAGAGAATTGGCAAAAAGCGCTTGGCGAAAATAGTGAAAGCGATGACAGTTACCGTGAGCGAATTAAAAACCGCTGGAGAAGCCAGACGCTCGGAGATACAAAAGTAACGTATAAATACTATGCGGAAGAAGTAGCAGGGGTGCGGGATGCGAAGATAATCCGCACTCCACGCGGAGCAGGCAGTACGGATATTGTTATTGTTTCTGTAACAGGACTTCCAACGGCAGAGCTTATTGAAAAAGTAAAGATGAATCTTTACCTGCATGAACTGATGGCTTTTGATGTGCGGGTAAAAGCTCCCCTTGTTACCGGTATCGAAATAGTCATTGAATATTCAGGAGATGTTACGGAAGCAGATATAGAACTTGTCGTAAAAAAATACATTGATTCCCTCGGCATCGGCGGGCGCTTTGCTGTTAAAGATTTATACGAGTTGTATAAACCGTTTGCCGTCAAAACCCTTGAAATCATTTCTCCTGCACGGGACGTACAGGCGCCCGATGCAAATGTCATCATTGCTTCTACTATTACCGTAACAAAGACGGCATAAGTGATAATGTGTATATGGAGAAAATAAGCTAATGTATTATCTATTTATCAGAAAAAAAGAAAATTTAAAAGCATATAAAAAACGGTTAGAAACTGTAAAGCGAAATATAGCAAACGGTACAACACCGGTTTTCAATGAAATGAGTAGTGCAAGAACTGCTCTTTTCGAAAGTGCTCCGTATAACATAATCAAAGGAACTTTTACAATCGGGGCTGTCTTTTTAATCGATCATATAGCATTAAATGAGATGTTAAAAATAGCTATTGTTCTGATAATCAATAACATGTGCGGTGCATTGGCTACGTACGTTTTTACAGTAGTAAAACACTATCTAAGAATAAGACTGTGTAAACGTTTGAAAATAGAAGCGAATGAGAAAAACATAGCGGCTATGGAATCTTTAGAATACCAATCGGTTTAAAGGTGATGAAATAATGATGATCGAAGAAGTGCAATTAAGGTATAAGCAGAGTATACGACGGTTTATCTAACTGTTACGTTTTAAGGAAGAAAAAGCATGAGTGAGCAAAACGATATACGTGAACTGATTGAGAAAACAATTGCCCCGCCGTGTATACAAAAAAAGAACCGCCGGAGCATCTTCAAGACTATAGGAGATGTGGGGGCAAAAATAAAGAAAGATGCGCTAACCGCTTTTAATGCACACTTCCCGTATGTGGCAGATGAAAAAAAACTTGAGGAACACGGACAAGCCTTACTCATTCCGCACCTGTTCCATGATAGCGCTGAAGAATATCGAAACCGTGTTGCAACAGCATCCTTTTTTCTTTCTAAAGCGGGGGAGCGCGGTTATATCTTATCTCAGTTGGAAGCGCACTTTGGTAATCGGTATATACTCTCAGAATCGTTTTTGAATGTATACATCAAGGTACTGGATATATCCGAAAGCGACCGGCAATGGGTACGGCAATTCCTTGACGAGCTATTAAACCCTGTTATCCGGCTCACTTTTGGCGATTGGATGAAGTACATCGAACATCTTCCGTTTACGGATAAAGACGAGAAGTGGGTAAAGCGTATTGAAACCGAGTACTTTGCTTCAGACCATGTATTTCGAAATGGTCAAGTATTGCGTGATGGGCATACAGTGTTATCAACACGCTATATTCGGCTTTTTCGTGATGGGGCTGCAAAACGGGATGGCGCTGTACAAACCCGTTCAAAGAAGCGCCGAGGTGCTTCGATAGGTCAGATATTGGTACCGGTACAGCGGAGCTCAAAGTTAATTGATCGGCTAACAAGAATATGTATCAACCCTGCTCTTTCTGATAGATGGCAAAACCAGACAACAAGCGGCGGTTCAATAGTAGATATGTTAAAAGTCGGTCTACGGTACTATTATATACGCAATAAAATACGGACAAGAAACGGCAGTATAAAACGGATGGGCGGCAGCCTTATCGCTGTATAAATAAAGGAGGCATATACTATGCAGAAAATAAAAGATCCCTTCCTGATTCGGGGGATTTTTGAAATGACGGTAAAACGAAACGGTATAGTTCTCGAACGCTACCGGGAGAAGAACCTCATTGTAAACGGTGCCCGCAATCAAGCAGCACGGCTTTTTGCCGGAGACGGCGTAAATCGAGCAATCGCAAAAATCGCATTCGGTACAAACGGTACCGATCCTGTCGTCGGCGATACCGCTATCACAAACGCATTTGTAAAAGATGTTGCAGGCTTTGAATTTCCGGACATGGGACAGATACAGACCAACTGGATACTGCACACCAACGAAAACAACGGTATGGCAATTATGGAGTTTGGCCTTCTATCGGTAGACGGAACGCTTTTATGCCGCAAGGTACGGACAAAGCCCATCAATAAAGAAGCGGATATCAGCATCGAAGGCAGCTGGACTTGGATTTTTTAAGGAGGTAAATACATGGCGAATTTGAAAGAAGAGGCAAAATGGGAAGAGGGCATCTACCAGTACGAACTTGACGACCCGCTCCAAGGTGGGGAAGACGGCATCGATAACGTACAGGGTAGACAACTTGCAAACCGTACACAGTACCTGAAAGAAAAAAGCGAAGCTATCGAAAAAGACTATGCTAAGCATATACAGGATACTGCTAATCCACATAGTGTAACAGCTGAACAGCTTAGCGTATACACACAACAGCAAGTCGATTCAATCGTTGCATCACTGACTGATACCGATAACAATATCTATCAAACACTCCTCCACATCTTCCAAAACGGTTACATCCAGTGGCCGGGGATGCCGAGCCCACTGGAAGACACAAGCCTTCATTTTGAAGGGTATAGCTGGTACGAGGTCAATTATGACGGCAACTTTTTTAGAGCAAAGGGGCGGAATGCGAAGGCGTTTAGCGCCAAGAAATTCACGAAAGAACAAATCAAGGATGGCGCTTATATCTTTCAAGATGATGAGCAGGGAGATGCTATTAGGAATATCTATGGGGAGACAGGATTTGGATATGTTAATGCCAATGCCGCTATATCAAATGGTGTTTTTAAAGTGCTAAACCCCGGATATACCCACGGGGTAGTAACGCAAGGAATCTCTAACTCATCGATGTCATTACTATCGTTTCAGGCTGCTCTGGTTGTGCCGACAGCCGAAGAAAACCGATCTCGGAACTTGACCTTTACAATCTGGGTATTGGTAAAAGACTAAGAGGAGAAGAATATGGAATTTGCAGAGCGTTTAGAAGTTAAAGACAATATTATTATAAACCGCGTTATCGGCAAAAAGCCTCAGACGGAAAAAGAAGGAATAACTTATATTTACGGCTCAAACTTTCAAGCCAATATCGGCGACGATATCCGTATGTATACTGACTTACAGGCTGGGACTAAAAAGCCGCTTACACAGTTGGTTAAAGAAGGGCTCGTCCCGGTGCCGGAAGGTAAAAAGCTCAATGAAGCCAGTACAGACTTTGAAGATATGAGTGAAGCCGAAAAGGTTACAGCCGGTCTTATTCAGCTCAAAGCCGATGAAAAGATAGAAAACGGGTACATCGTCCCAAAAACAAAAAAAGAGCTTTATGATGAAGGGATGATTTCGAAAGAAGAATACAATCGTTACATCGATGATCTCCGTCAAGCAGCTTACGCAAGAGAGGCCGATCCGCTCGGTATGCAAGTTTTAAGAGGTGAATTAGATAAGAGCGAATGGCTTGCAAAGATAGCGGAGATAAAGCTTCGCTATCCGAAAGTTTAAGACAGGAGCTCCCATGGAAGCAATAAACTACGCCCCCGACGGGCAGAACATGATTTTAACCGACGATGCCCAAATAGTGCCGGGGATTTCAGGTAATGCGTGTTACCTTCCGGCAGGAACCGGCACGATTGCCCTTCAAGGTAATCGCAATGAACTATCTCTTTCTCTTTGGCGGCAGTGGGACGGCATTGTAGAACAATATGCCCCGCGCGGACTTTTTAGCTTTGAGAATATTCAAGTATTCTTCGATAGCGTAAGCGATTTTTTAACCGTTGTGATAAACGATTTTAAAACAATGACGGATATTAAAGACGATCAAAAGCAGGCTCACTGGTGCTTTACCTTTGTAAAAAACGGACGGTTTACCGTATATAAGAATGCAAAAGAAGTATATAGCCTTGTAGCCGGTAATAAACCCGTGGATATGACAGACGGTTTTACTCTTGGCGGTGGCTTCACTCATGCAACATTCGACGAGGTGCGAATATATAAAACCGTACTTACACAAGGGGAAATAAACGGCCTTTTTTATTTAATCAGTAAGGGAACGCAGGTGAAGCAGCTTGAAAGTATGATCCCGGCTCATACTCCCAAGTACTTAGGCGTTACCAAAACAGTCCTTACTACACGAACAGCCTTTATTATCAAAGGCGAAAAGCTGGGAACACAGGATGCCAATCCCGGCGACTGGGTATTGATGGATAAAACAGTCGGCGGCTGGAAGTGCGGGGTGTGTTATCGCTGGACGGGCAGTATGTGGATTAACTTAGAGCCGGAATATAACTACATCGAACAGTATCAAGCCGCACTGTACCATATCTGCGAAATACCTGAGCTGATGCAGAATACCGGGCATTTCGGGGCGTTGTTTGCGAAAGTGCTGGTAGCGCAGAAAGCATTGATTGATAAACTGGTTGCGCAGGAGGCGTTTATTAATAAGCTGGTTGCGCAAGAGGCTTTTATTAAGCAGCTTGCAACGGAGCAGGCGTTTTTAAAAAAGCTTATCGTACAAAAGCTACACATTGACAGCGATCCAAACTCCCACCAAGACTTTGAAGCATGGTTTGACGAAACAAATGGATTGAAGATAAATAACGGAGGACAAGAGATATTTAAGGTTGATACCGCGGGGAATGTTTTTGCGAAGAATGCGACATTCAAAGAATGCATACTTGAAGGTATAGTGAATGCAAAGGGGCTAAATATCGTAGGTTTCAAAGGTGGCAATATTTTTTTGGGAAATGTATTATATGAAATATCCGGTGGTATTGGTGTAGCAAGCGGTGTGAAGTATAAATCGCCTGGAACAGGTGAATTTAAATTTTTATTGCAAATGCGCGATAGTTCCACAATGGGAGTAGGTAATGCAAAATATTATATTAAGGTTAATAACAACACTATTTTCAACGAAACGTATCCACAAGATGGAAAAATATATAAAAAAACTATTTATATAAACGTGTCGTTTGGAGATGAAGTTGTTTTAACAGCAGAAGGTGGCGGTAGAATTTCATCTTTATCTTTTATGGCATCAATGTATATCGATACACCTAATACTATATTAAGTTTTTTATCAAAATGGGAACGTTTTTAGCCTATAAAAGAAATATGATTTTATTTTCTTACAATCAAAAAAATATCACTATCTTTTTTTTGCCAACGATAGGAATAGATATGTTCACTATTATCGGATATAGCTATTTCTATTGCTAAACTATTTAAATCTTCATCTTTTTTACAACTTTCCATTTGCCACGCATATATATACATGACCTTTGCAGTTGTTTCCGTATTATGTGTACTCTCAATAGTTAAAGGTTTAAACAAAGGAACATAGAACTTAGGATCATCATAATCAGAACCTACAGGACATGGTAGAGCCGGTACGTTTTTTATATAAAGATTCCGATCGGTTTTATTTATTATTTTAATTTGCCTTGGTGAAACATTCGCTAGAGTTAATACGGAATCATTTTGATTAATAATTTTTGCACCATTAACACTAATTAAATTACAAGAACCTGTTTGATAAAATTCAAAAGTGAATTGTGTTTTTTTTCTTATTAAGTAATTACTATGTCTTTGAAAACGTCCTAATTCTTTAAAATCAGTTAAGGCAACAACAACATCCCAATCTGATTGATTATCTATAGTAAAAAGATGAGTTTTTTTTCCACACCCCGCCAACACTAATACCAGCAGCAATAAAACAGCAATCTTTTTCATACTAAACTCCTTTCAGTGTGGCTAGTATACTATAAGCAGCCTGAAAAATGCAATAATAGCCGATTGTTCAGATTAGCTAACAAACTATTGTTTTTTATGCCATTTCCAAGCACGGCGGCAGCCGAGTTCTTCGGCTTCTTGAACAGTCATTACATAGCAATCTTCTCGTTCAGGTTTAACTTCAAAATTATCATAATGCTGATCCATCGGAAGATGATATATTCCTGTAGCAACATTGCATTTTATGACGGGGTATTCTTTTAGATCGACATTTTCTCGTACAGCTATCTTAAGCTCATGAGCAAATTCTTTCGCTGTTTCTGTAATGCGTGTATGTGTTACAAAAAGAGGAATAACTTCTTTTTGAGGATGAAAAGCTATTTTATATTCTGTTGCAGAACCTAATAATTGACATATATGCTTTTCATGTATTTTTTTGTTTTTTGACCAATACTTACATTGAATAATAAGAATATGTTTAGCATTTTCGGCAATCAAATCGCGTCCCATATCTTCAAAACCTTTATCGATTCCGAAATATGTAACTTTATAGCCGCGCTGCTCCAAAAGATACCCGTAATACCGTTCAAAATCCCTGCCTATTTCCCATTTAGATTTTTTCCGCTTCCAATACCGCTCTAATGCGAGTTGATTTTTTTCAGTTTCGGAAAGCTCATTATATTCATCGTCAGATAAATATGCTTTAATTGCGTCATTTCCACTATCGTAATGAACGGGAATATAGTCAAAATCATCCAGTTCTTCAATTTCAGGTACAATGCGTTTGAAATATGCAATTTGGTATCTCAATAATTTATTTTCCGCTATTAAAGCTTTTTTCTCTTTTTTTAAATCATTGATTTTGATAGACCGCTCCCAATCACGGTGATTTCCTAGCTGGAGAATTTCTATAATTGCTTCTTCCTGTAAAGTCATAAAATCGGCCATACCGGCAGCAAGCCACGGCATCGAAACGGACTTATCTTCCATATACTTTTTGCAATTTTCCCATAGTTCCTTTCTAAGTCTTTCTTTTAAGTCTTTTTTTTCGATGTCGAAGTCTGATTTTAGTTTTTCAATCGCTGCTTCATAAGCTGAAATAGTGTTTTTTAACTTTATATTGAGTTCTTGATTTTGATGTTCAAGAGATTCGGTGTGCCATTCTTTGTTCTGTTTATCGATACGTTTTTGTTTTATGTCATCAGATAATTTATAAATTAATGCTATTCCAAGAAAAATACTGAAAACAACTACCATCTCCATAGTTTTTTACTCACTACTTTTAATTATTGTATTTCATCGGTAATTTACAAAAGATGCTATTTTTATTTTCGACACTTATATATTGTTTCTTTATCGTTGTCTCCATCTTTAACCCGTTGACAAAATCCATCACTTTTTGATTTTCTGATGACGCATTTCAGACAACAGAAAATCATCTTTTTTTTTCTTCTTTTTCCTCTCGACTTATATAACATTCTGCTTGCAACTTTTTATACTTATCACCATGACAGTAGAAGCATTACCGCACGGCGAATTGATTATCGTTGGCGTTATCGTATTAGCCTTTATTTTGATG